ATGCCATCTTTCCTTGGTACCATCTTCCTTCATACGGGAGTAGGTACGGATAAATGTAATCTCTCCTAATGAATTGCCACCAGCATCTGTAAAGCCAAACGGTGGTTCCTTTGTTTTATACTCGTTTATGAACTCTTCAGACAAACGAAAACTAAAAAAATCAGACATGTATTTCTCCTAATTGAAAACTCTAATTGCTTAAGTATACCAGAGTTTTTGTTTTTATGAAACTCTAATGCTATTATTGAGGGTTAGATTATGCAAACTTACTACTTGACACATGATTCATTTCAATATGATTAATATTAAAATGAGATGGTAATTCTGAAACCCAAAGAATTGAATTAGCAAGGTCTTCTGCAGTTAATGCAATATCTCTTTTTTCAGTTTGGGTATCAATTGTTCCTGGACAAATTTCAGTTACTTTAATTTTATATTCAGAAAACTCCATTCTCATAGTATCTACTAAAGCCATTTGACCTCTCTTGGCATTAGTGTAATTGCCTCCACCACGATATGGAATTTTGCCACCCAAAGAACTTATAAAAATAATAGTTGGAGACTTTGACCTTTGCAGTGCTGGAACAAAAAGTTGAGAAAGGTACATCGGTCCAGACACGTTAATCTCATAGGCTATTCTAAAATTGTCCATAGTTTCTCTTATAATACTTGTTGGACCTGAACCGCCACCAGCATTATTAACTAAAAGGTCTAATGTTATATCCTTATATTTTTCATAAAATTCTTTTATTGCATTTGGCTGCGTTATATCTAGTTGATAAACCTCTACATCATCAGAAACCAACTTAGATATGTTTTCTATATTACGAGATACTGCAATTACTCTATATCCACTTTCAGATAAAAGTTTAACGGTTGCATAACCTACACCCTTGCTTGCACCAGTAACTATGGCTGTTTTCACTACATACCTTGCTGTTGGTTAAGTTGCATATTGTTGTGAATCCAGTGGCCTGGAACCATATACTTAACACCAGACTTTACTGTGTGTGCTGTATGAAAATATGGTGCTTCTGCTGGAAAAATAATAACGCTATTTGCTTTTGGCTTTATGCCAAAATCTATTGCATTGTTTGCAACAGCATCATCATAATCTAAATTAACTGGTGGAGCACCGTGAACCCATCCGTCTTTGCTGTTCCATCCACCATCATAATTTTTTAACTGAAATGATATTTCTCCACCTTCACAATCATCATTGAGATACATAACTAGAGAATATCTCAAAGTCTTATCCCCATCTAACTGATCAAAGTGTGCACCCATTGCCATTCCAGTATAGTATTTTTTAATATTAAAAGTTGGGAATAGTCTTGGCTCATCAAAGTCACCCATGGCCTCTGCATAATCCTTACAGACATTATATAGAGTTGTCATGACTGCATCATAAATATATTTGCTTTTTTCTCCAACTATACCGCCAGACTTTGAGATAGCATCGATATCAAAAGTCTTTGTTTCTCCATAAATAAAATCTTTGTCATTAGATGATGTCCATTTCTGCCAAAGGTTAACCTTGGTGTCATCATAAAACTCCATGGTGTCTAGTTCATTTAAAGTTTTTAAAAACACATCAAAGTTATCTATTGCATCTGTATAATAATATACTTTTGGATCTAGTATTTCTCTATTCATCTCAATACCTATTTCTTTCGTAATGACCTATCTCTTTTATAAATCCAACTATAACATATCTTATTGGCCCATCTCCTACATGCTTTACTCCATGCTCATATTCTTCATTTCCTGGAAAAAATAATAAGTCTCCTGGCTTTGGTCTTAATGATATATCTTTATTTGGAAAGAATAATTCTCCATCTACATAGTCATCATTAATGTATATTATTGTTGCATAGTGTATCGATGGATCTGTGTGCTGATCAGTATGTGATTTTAATTCTACGCCCTTTTGCATTCTTTGAATAGTAGCAAGTCCACTAAGTTCAAGTCCTGGAAAAGATGGATGAATTATATCTGCTAGTCTTCCATAAAAAACATTTTGTTCTGGGTGGTGCTTAATGTTTAAATTTTTATCTACCCAGTTTTGAGTAATTTCAAATTTTCCTTCAGCGACTAAGTTATCAACATCTTCTCTTCCAAACTTTTCCAAACAAAATCTTTTTAGATTTCCCATATACTCTACTTCCCAATCTTCTTGAGAAGCCCCGTTAATGATACCCCAAATAAAATCTAATTCTTCTTTTGTTAAAAAGTCTTTGATCCAAAGTAATTCTGGAGTTACCTCTTCAAAGTCTAAGTTATTGTTTTTTAAATTTTCTTTTAAAGAATCCATCATGTTAAACAGCATCTCCTTTAAATAGATATCTATTACCATCTTCATCTATCTTATATCCGTCTTTAAGAAGGTTTTGCCATTCGGCTCTTTCAATTTCCTGCTTTGCTCTAGTCTCTCTCATCTCTTCTGCCCAAGCGTCTCTTAGTTCCTGTGGGTAGGCATCTTCTTCACGATCATCCCAGAATGAACCTATTGTATATCTAACTCCACTGGTAATAAGAGTTACTTCGTGCATATTGTTAAATCCCCCGTCAAAAGCAGCAAGCATTCCAACTTTAGGCTTTATACTTATTTGTTGATCTGGGAAATGTAATAGTCCGCCCTCAAAAGTATCATTTAAATACAAAAATGCAGCATATCGGCTTCTAGTAAATGCTCCAGAATTTCCGTGCTCATCTGTATTATCAGAATGCTTTCTAGCATAAGCACCTGGCTCCCACTTCTGAGTGTGATATCCGATTTGAGAAATTATTTTTGGATCTAAATCATGAACACTGGCAACTGCGTCTATAATACCCTTTTTAATTTGTGTAAAAATATCAGAAGGTAAACCTTCGGCAATTACATGTTCATCGTTATCTTGTGGTAAAACAGAAGAATAAGATTCATAAAAAGATATAGGCATCCAACTAATGCTTCCTAGTTCTGCATGCTTATCTAAAACCTTTACAAGTTTAGCAGCAGTTTCAGAATCTATAAAGTTTTCATACACTACTATATCTTTTGTTAGTCTATTTTTGTTATCTAAGTTCATTTCTTAATTCCCCTTTTTGGATCCCAAGACTTTACTTCTTCTTCTGTAGGAAAAATTCTATGGTACTTTGCATTTGGGTCTGGTTTTACATCCCCCGTATGCTCTAAAATTTCCCAGAAAAATGGACATGTATACCTTAAAGATTTTGTAACTTCTGTTACGCCATGGACATAATTCATATCTCCTGGGAAAAAGTATGCCGAACCACGCTTTGGTTTAAATTGAACTTTTTGATGTGGAAAGTATAACTCTCCGCCTTCATAGTCATCATTAATATAAAATAAACTTGAAATATCATAGTATGGAAAATCGTTTGGTAATCCAGCATCTGATCCAAAATGCAACTCTTTATCTGCGTGAGGCATTTGAAACTGTCCTGGATTCCACTTAACAATTGTTTGTCCTGTAGGTTGTACCTTTACCTTAAAAAAATCTTCAATAATTGGTTGAAGTCTATTAAATAATCCTATTAGTACTGGAAGGATTTTTGGATCGTTTGCATCTAGAGATGGCGCAGTTGCAACTCTATCTTTCCAAAATCCAGCATCATAGATTACTGTTCCATTTTCATTTATATGGCTTTGAGTGACATCCCAAATAGTTATGTTTCTTGCTGCTTTTTCTAAAAAGTCAACCTCTTCTGGGGTCATAAAATTTTCTAACTCAACTATATTTTCAGCACCATAACCAAAAAACCCAGATGGGGTGTTTGATGGCTTTCTTATTACTTTTACTGCATCTTCGGGTATCATATTATTATTATATCATCCTATAGTGTTATCTTTTACATATAACTTTAGCGTCTTTACTTCATGAGATCCTACAGTTTCGTTCTTTTCATTTACAGCATTTCTGTACCAATCCGTCCAGTTGCCAGACGAATTTAAGACCTGTGCGGCTTCTCCATAAGCAATGTTTGCATTTGTCCTAGAACGATCCTCATCTTTATATTCTACAATTTCAATAGATGTATTATTTAAATGCGTTAAGGATATTGGAATAACTGTTGCAATAGGAGTTCCTGCTTTTATAATGGTTTCTACATTAGCCTTTTTTGCCTTAAGGGCAAGAGGTAGCGGGTTGTCATAAAATGAAGTACTTATCACGCTGGACATAGTTTCAAAGTCATCATTAAAATAGTTAACTGGATGTATTGTCCAAATACTAACATCTGGGTCTGTTCTAAAAACTAAAGAAGTATTTAAACTTATTGAAGACTGCCCTCTTCCAGAATATGAGCCTGATGGACTTACAATCTTTATATGTTGATCTGTTTGATCATTTATACCGTCCCATGTAAAAATTATATCTTCTGAGCATGAAAGATACCATCCTATAACATTTGATTGAGTTACTGGAAAACATCTGTATGCATGATTTTCAGATGTTAGGTCCATCCAATCTCTTTTAATTGACATTGGCTCAATGTTAAAAATACATCCTGGCATCTTTTCAACAGTAATATTAAACATTATTCATTGGCCCACTTTGGATCATACATATCTGGCGTATGATACTTTTTACTATAGTCAAGCATTGTTACAATTGAATACTTAGTTCCAGAATGTACTGGCATTGCCTGATGTGGATACATAAAGTTTGATGGGAAAACATACAGATCTCCAGCCTTTGGCTTTATGTTTAAGTTCTGAAGTCTAAAATATAATTCTCCGCCATCGTAGTCATCATTAATATATGCAACTAAAGAAACAGTACAGTTATAAGAGAATCCATGATCGTGGTGCTCTTTAAAGTGTTGTCCTGGTCCATACTTGATAAAGTTAAACGCTTCCCAATACTTTAATGGCATAATGTTATAATCTCTACGATAATCATCTACTGCTGGAGCCTGTGCATCATAAACGTCTTGCCAAATTTTTTGAAGCAAAAGAGAGTCTTCGCTTTTATCATTTTCAATATCTGTCTTTTTAAACTTGAAGTCATAGCAGTCACGATAGTCTGGCATTAACTGTTGATACCCTACATATGCTGGTAGCCAGTGATATGGCTTACCTTCTGGAGATAACTCTCCCCATGGTGCTGGAGAACCTAAAAGATTTTCTAATCTTTCTATAATATTTAGTTCTGGCTTGATAACATTTCTATAACAAGTAATTCCAAACCCTAATGTTTCTTTTTCTGTCCAGGTTGACATGATATCTCCTTTTACTTATACTCTCTTCTTGTCCAAACTTTATCTTTATATACCCCGCCATCTGGCTGTCGATAAATATTTGCGTTATCTACTATTTTAGCATACACTGTTGATGAATCTAAAATGTCAAGTTCATGCTCCCAGTTTTCTCTCTTAAATGGAAGTATCTGTAGGTATGGAGTTCCTGCTGGAATGGTTCCTTCCCAACCCTCGATAATGAAAAATGGAAAACTACCCAATAACTCAACTTTATCTGAGTCTACCACTCCAGTAGTATTCATAAATGGTAGGTCAAACCTATTCATTGGAGTCATAAATAATGCGCTATAGCCTTCTGGTAACTTCATACCCCAATCTGGCATCCAAGCAAAATGATCTTTGTAATATCCTTGCGGATGTTCAAATTGTGGCATTGGTGGTCTAGATGTACAAAAGTCTCTATACATTTGATTTTCTATTTTAAAATCTAAAGATCCTTTACTATTTTTAGTAAATGTAATATCAGTTGGAGTTCTAAATACATACCCAGTAATGAAAGCATCCATAATTGCTGGACAAGCCTTCCATGTAGGAATCATGCCGTAGTCATCTGTAGTTCCAGACTTTGGAAATGGACAAACCTCTCTTGGCGCTTTATAGTATTCTCCAGTTACTGGATTTTTAGCAAACCTATCAGCATCCTTATACCATTGAGGTATTTCTTTTTGTGTAGGAGTTGGAGCAGATTTACTTTCTTTTGTTAGCCAAGGGCGGTATGTTTTAAAGGATACTTTTTGGTATTCATCGGACATTCTGATGACCTAACTCATTAATATCAGTCATGATTACGACACAATATTTTGTACCGCTCTTCATTGGAAGAGATGCATGCTCATAAATGTAGTTAGATGGGAATACAGCAATATCTCCAACCTTCGGTGTGAGGGTATAGCCGTCTAATCTTGGAAATTGTATTTCTCCGCCTTCATAATCATCATTGATATAGATAACAGCAGAAACAGTTGCATTGTATGCTGGACCATGATCTGCGTGGATATTAAAGTGTTTTCCTTCACCTTCATATTTTACAAAATTAAATGCTTCATAATAAATAACATTAATTCCCCAATAACGTGCATAGTCGTCTATACAAAACTTTAATTTTTGATAAATTTCTTCATGTAGATCAATTAGTTCTCCATTGAACTCATCTCTAGGACCTAAGTTTTCTTGCTTATACTTAAAGTCTACAGCATCTCTTGCTCTTTTAATTGGAGTTGTAGAGTTTGTAACTTGTGCTTCTGACCACTTATATCTTCGTGTGCCGTCTAAATTTGATTCAAGTATTTTGATATATCTATCAGCATCATCTTTACTAAAAACATTTCTGTAAACATTTAGCCCAAGTCCAGGATTTTCTACAACTATGCCATTTGGCAAAGTTTTAGTTGGATATCTGTTTGATGCAGTTTCTGAACGATCTTTAGTAAACCAGGGATTCTGGTTTTCATCATAAATTTCCATACGATTAACCTTTCAAAGTTAAAGTTATGCTATTGTACTAAAAGAGGTTCCATCCCAATTATATGTTTGACCGACATAAACAGTTTGTCTATCTGGAATCTTTGCCAAGATCATGCCTGCAGCATTTGCAGCAGCAAACATTTCTGCCTTTGGACCTTCTGATGGCACAGCCATTCTTGCAACAACAACATTGTTAGACAAGAATGCATATAAATTAAAAGAATCTAATTGCTCTTGTGTGGCAGTCAATAGGTTAGGCCCTGCAGTTCCTCCAGAAAATGATGAACCGTCAAACGTTGCTCCATGCAATGCTGTTTGCTTATATGCACTTGCATCAATTGCTGAAATAGTTACTCCAGTTGCGTAGGCTGCATCAAGATTATCCATTACTTCTGGCTTATTGCTTGAGTATATCCCAATAACATCATAAGCATCATTATTTTCTACTAATATTGCGTACATTAATAATCTCCTTTAGTACTTTTATTATAGCATATGTTATTTAATGAGGGCATATCTTCATATGCCCCCACTAACTTTAACAACCACATGATCTTCCTGGGCAACATACGCTACATCTCCAGCAATATCCACAGGTACAGCCTCCGCCTACGGGTGCAGTTGGTGGTGGTGCGAAACTTGGTGGGAAGAATGGGAAGAATGGGAAGAATGGGAAGAACGGTGGGAAGAACGGGAAGAACGGGAAGAA